TCGAAGTCGATGTCGGAATCAGGGCCCGCAGCCACCGGCGAAGACGGGCGAGGAAAGAACGGATTTTGATACCCACCTCGCCATGACTTTTGACCGGCGCCACGGGGGAGCGACGCAGGAAACTGCATCTCGGGAATGGACGTCGTGGTGTTGCTCAGCGTCGACAACGACTTGCGCGCCGTCATCATCGTCTCTTGAGCGACCTGCTTGCCGAAGCTGGGCGCAAGTTGGCGCGCGAGATTGGTGATGATGGCCGTCGATGCGACCTCGGGCACAGACGTCTCAACGTCGATGTCAGAGGCCCCAGGCGTCCCTGCCATCGGGTAGCCGACGCGAATGCCCCGGCCCTCCCACTCGGCCATCATGGTGTCAAGGCGACGAAGCGCTGACTGCATCTCGGCGGGCGTGAGATCGTAGACGTAGTCGGCCAAGCCGATCTCCGTCATCGCCTCCGTGATGTATGCGCGCTTGGTCCAGGACATCAGTCCTCCGTGGGCTTGGCCGCGTCCATGGCCTCGAGGATGCGCTCAGCGAGGCGCGCGTCGCTCCAGCGCCCGTCAACGCGGATGCCGAGTTTGGCGGCCTCAGCTTCAAGCTCAACGCGCGAGGGGCGGGCGTCTGGCGTGGGGTCGGGCTCTTTGGGCGGCGCGGGCTTCTCGCCCTTGTGCGCGGCGACAGCATCGACGAGGGACAAGTGCCAGCCATCAGGACATGGGCCGTCGATGCCCTTGTAGTCGTAGGTGGTGCCTGATGGGCCGTGATTGGCGCCGGGGCAGCGGTAGATCAGCATGCCTTGCCACCTTTCTTCTTCTTTTTCATCGGAAATGGGTTCGCCTTTTTAGGCGCAGGCTTGGACTTCTTCGCGGCCATGATTCACCTCATAGAAGAGCGCAGCGGCAGAGTACACCACCGCTGCGCTCTCGTCGACATCTCAGCCGATGCGGTAGGTGATGAATGTGTCAGCGGCGGTCTTCTTCGTGAAGAAGCGGCCAGTGGTCGCCGTGGCGACGACAGCGGCACCAACGAGGGTGTGACCCGACGCGGCGGTGACGGTGAAAGCGTTGGCGCCCACCTTGATCACCGACCACTCGACGCCTTCGCCGATGTCGAACTCGCTGGCCGCATCCATCACCGCGCCGGTAGGGATGGTGCCGGCGACCGTCGCCGCCGCCGAGGTCACGAGCCCGCCGAGGATGGCCGCAGCGCTGACGGCGCCAGTGACGTCGACAGCCACGGGGGTGTCAGTAAGGCCCTGCTCGCGGTACGCCTGCTTGACGACGGGGGCGGCGCCCACCTCGTAGCCGACGGGGCTGTCACCAACGGCGACGACGCGGAGGGTCTTGCCGGCGCTGTAGGGGCCCAAGACGGTGTGCTCGTCTTCGATCTCCTGCAGCAGGCTTTCTTGCGTGGGATAGTTGACGAGGCCGGTTTGCTCCAAGACTTGGGCGCGGCCTTGGCAGAAGAGCGCGACGCTTTCTGCGGCGGGGATGACGATCGTGGCGCTGCCACCGGGGAGGATCTGGTTGCTCATGTCTGACTCCGAAGATGGATGATGTGAAGGAAAAGGCGGGGCCCCGCAGGGCCCCGAGTGCTCAGCTCTGGCTGAACATGATGGCGCCAATCATCTCGGGCTCGATGGCGTTGACGCCGAAGAGCGTGTCGAGACGGTAGTCGGTGCCGAGGTCGTTGACGCTGCCCTGTTTGGTGAACAGCACCTGGATGCCGTTGCTCAGCGTGGTCGACATCTGGCCGATGCCGTTGTTCTTCTCGACCTCGTAGGCGCCGGGCATGACCTCGAGCGCGCCCTTGCTCCAGAAAGGGTTGATGCTGTTGGTCACGGTGTTCAGGAACACGATGGCTGCGGTGGCGGACTCGTCTGCGACGGCCACGGTGCAGTTCTGGTACTGCTCTTCGGCCTGGCTGCCACCTTGCGCCGAGATGATCGGCGGGCTGATGACCAGCGTGGTCGAAGACGGGACCGAAATGACCCGGAAGGATTTCAGGTTGCCCGTCGATTGCTTGGTCTCGTGATGGACGGCGTTGACGCCCGCGATGGTGAACCAATCGCCAGCCGCAACGCCAGTCGTCGAGGAGATGGTGAGGGTCTGGTAGCGGTTGTCGACGTTGTTGCGGCCAGTGGTGCCCACCTGGGTGCCCTTGGGCACCCAGAAGTTCGCCGCTGAGGTGCGAGTGTCGACGGTGAGTGAGCCACCGCCAGCAGCAGCGGCCTTGCGCACGGCGTAGTCGAGTTTGATCGTGTCGATGCCTGAGAGCATGCCGACGTAGGCGCGGCGCAAGGCGCCGTCGCTGATCTCGTTGCCGAAGCTGCGGTCAGCCTTGCTGAGGTCGTTGGCCATGCTGTTGTAGGCGCCGCTCGAGAGGGCGACACATCGCCCGTCGAGGGGGACGCCCACTTCGTTCAGCAGCGTGTCGATCGCGGCGATGTCATCGAAGCCGCTCGCGGCGCCGGTGCGCTTGACAAACAGCGTTCCGTAGTCACTGACAGTGTTGAGGATGGCGAGGTTGATGTCGGACGCCAGTTTGCGCCGGGCGCCCTGATACAGCCGCTCACGCTGCGAGGCGTCGCGGTTGTCCTTGGGGTTGATGTTGAACGGCACCACGAGGCTGGTGTCCAGCGACGCGGGGACGCTCAGCTGCGTCGCGTTGACGAAGTTGCCGGTCTGGTCGAGGCCACTGAACGACCGCATGATGTACGGCTTGGGGCGCCAGATGGTATCACCGGCCTGTGCCAGCTTGGTTTTGTCGTTGGAGAACATGTCGACGAATCGATCGTTGAGGAGAACTAGTTGGTCCTCCATGCCTTCGATCATCTTATCAAAATCAACGATCTCGCTCTTGCTGAAATCAGAGATGCCCATGGCTCACTTGGCTTTCTTGCGCTTTTGCTCGCGCATGTATGCGTGGATCTTGCTTCGGTCGCCGGTCTTCTCGGCCTCTTTCTCGAGGGCCTCAAGAGTCTTGCTGACTGGGATGACAGGCGCAGTGGCGCCGCTGACGACCTTGGCGGGGGGTGGGGGTTTCTTGGCAGTGGTCACGGTGAGATCCTTGGCTTCAAGTTTGGCGATGTCGGCGACAAAACGGAGGATGTCGGTCTGCTTCGCAAGTTCGCTCAGCTTTCCCTCGTTCCGACCCAGGGCGTAGATCAACGCCTCAGGCTGTTCTGCGTAGGCCATGATTGCGCTCTGCTGCGCAACGCTCAGGGTGGCTGCGACGGTCTCTTCGGCGTCGTCAAAGTCTGCGACCTTGGCTGCCAGTTCCGTCTTGCGCTCGCGGTACCGATGCACCGTCTGCGTCCACTCCTCGGCCTGCTTCTCTTGGGCTTTGCGCCCCTCGGCTTCTGCGGCTTCGACGGCGGCCTTTTGCTTCAGCCACGCCTCGAGCGCAGCGGTGTGCTTGTCGTCGTCGTAGTCGCTGTCTGCCGGGGTCGGCCTCGGACCGAGCTTCGGCTTTTCAGGGGCCTTGAGGCGCTCGAGCTCGGCTTTCGCCGCTTTCGCTTCTCGCTCCTGCTCGCGGAGTCGCTTGCGCAGCTCGCGGAAGGTGCTTGACTCCTGCTCTGCCGTCGTCTCGGGCTTCGCGCCCAGACTCACCACCGTCTCTGTCTCGTCTTGGGCTTCGCCTTCGGTTTCGGCCTTGTCGTCCGTCTCGACCTCTTGGGTCTCCTCGGTTTCTGTGGCTTCGGCTTCTGGCTGTTCCTCGACGATGTCGACGGCGTCTTCGCCGCTCTCCTGCTCAATAGGCATCGTGTGTGACCTCTCACCGATAAAGGGCGGTGGAACCCATGGGGCCTCGGACTGACGCCCGGTGGCCATATGCTGCAACAAAGTGCAGGGCTTTGCAAGTCAAGCGAAAAAGAATGCAGAAGCACCCCACAAAAACGCAGCCCCCGACACCCACACCATGTGGATAGCCGGGGGCCGACGCCAGTGCTTGCTGACGACGAGGCTACTCTCTCGGCGACTGCACGTCACGCATGATCTTGAGCGTCTCGGCCTCGGTCTTGGCCGTGTCCGCCACAATGCGCCTGGCGTCGGCCATGGTGCGCTGAGAGTCGGCCATGTTCTTCTGCGCCTCGCTCTCGAGAAACGCGGCTTGCGGGTCTGGCTTCTGCTGAGCGGCAGCCGCCTCGA